AAAACATATGATTGCTCAGCAGATAAAGAATTAATTAATAATGTCTGTTATATTAAATGTCCAGATGGTTATACAAGAAATCCAAATAATAAATCGGAATGTTATAAATTATATCCAACTTTTGAAAACAACGGAGAACTACAAAATACAGATTTAGTAACAAAAAAAACAACAAATAATCCTTATTTACCAAAAAATGTTTGTCCGGATGGATATAATTATAATCCAACAGAAAACAAATGTATTGAAAACTGTCCAGATGGTTACAAATATAAAGAATATAGCAATTGTAAAAAAGATTATCCCGCTAAATGGGACGGTAAAAAAACCGAAATTGATATTACTAAAAATGCAATATGGTCACGAAGCAAGATTAAAGAAATGAAATGTAAAAATCCAAATAAACCGGAAATGGTAGATAGTTTGTGTTATGCAAAATGTCCTCCCGGACATGTACGTGTCCCTGGAGCGCCATATACTTGCAGACCGGAAACATGTCCAGAAGGATATCATCTAACAGGAGTGAATACTTGTTATAGACACCCAGCCACAACAACACCATGGTACACAAAAGGTGTTGGTATAAGCCCATGGGTATGCCCCCCCGGTCATGTAAATCATGCAGGGGTATGTTGGGAACATAATTATGATAGAGGAGGAGGACGATGGTCTGATAAAGATCCTTGTGATCCAGGACAAAGAGACGATGGGACTAGTTGTTGGGAAGATGCGGGAAGTAAAGGTTATTGGAATTATTCATGGGGATGTGGTACACACATCGCTGCATGCTGGGATGGTCGTCATGGATGTCATGATGATTGCTATAAGTCATGGATAATAAATGGTTGTGGGTGTATAAGAAAAACAGCAATGGACCGTTATCGGTGTAGAAGCGATGAAGTATTAAGGGGCGCAATGTGTTATCCGGCATGCGCTCCTGGGTATGAGGAAGCAACAGTGACTAATTGCCGTTTCGTAGGCAACTTTGATGGTAAGTCTGCTGGTTGTCCGAGCGATAGAGATAATATAGGGGGTATGTGTCAACCAAAATGTGCTGATGGTTATTGGTCTTCAAGTGCAACAACATGTTCAACAAATTGTCCTAGTGGTTATTATAAAACAGTACTTGATACTTGTCAATTAGATGCTCATACTTGGACTAATCCAAATATAGGGGAAGGTGAATCTGCTTTAACATGTCCAGATGATACACAAGAACAAAATGGGATATGTTACCCTACAAATCCCCCAGAAGGTTATCAAAGACACTCAATTTCAGTTGAGCAATGGACCGAAAAATGCCCTGATGGATGGGAAGATACTGGTTGGATCTGCAGGAGACCTACTAAATCAGTAGATAAAAAAGATGCTGTATGCCCGCCCAATTCTAATGATACAGGTTATGATAAATGCAAGAAAGAATGCGAACCTGGTTATGAATCAAAAGATGATAAATGCGCACAAAAATGTCCAGATGGTACAATTGATAATACGGAAACCACATGCGGACGTGAAAAAACTATAATAAATACAGAAGACTATGAAATTCCATATAAATATAGGATTAAAAAAAGAATAAATGATTATTTTAAAAAAAATAGTATAATATAATTTTAGCAAATTTTAATGAAAACATGCGCATATTAGCAATGAATTTAATGTTGCAAATATCATAAAGATTCATCTAAAGCTTTGTAAATTTTATAACAGTTTAACGTGTCGTCCATAGCATTGTGCGCGTTTATCATACTTTCATTAAATATATATTTATATGCATCGCATAATTTTGGATAATATTTAGACGACATGTGGTTTTGCGACATCATCATAATACATGTGTTGTTATTTTCATCTAGTTTTTTTACGATTTCGTTTTTATTATATCTAATTAACTCACTTTTTAAAACATTATAATCAAAATTTATGTTATAGGACAACACGCAATTTGTTTTTTCTAAAACTTTTTCAATTCTTTTAAACATCTCGTCAATAGGTATCCCAAATTTATGCGCATATTCCGTGGTTATACCGTGTATTTTTACAACATAGTCTGGAATTGTAAAATCATCGGGCTTTACAATATAATATTCTTGTTGGATAATATCATTTTCGTCATTTATCAACACCCATGCTATAGACACTATCCTTGCTGAATTATAAGCATCCAAGTCTTCGGGGCTTGGATAGTTTTTTTTTATCATTTTAGGCAAGCCTGACGTTTCGATATCAAATATTAATTTCATATAATATTTGATATATATAATCAATCACTGTTTAAATATATTTTTTTAATAACAACAACTATATCCATAATATAAATAAATAAATAAATTTTAAAATATTTTATATGTCTAATATCTTTTTATTTATATTGTTTCAGAAGTTTAATTATAATAATTATTAGAATTATAAATAATTAAACTTCTTATTGTTTCTACTTTATCTTTATTATTATCTAAAACAATTTTTAAATAATTTAAATAAAATATATATATATTTGTTTTATTTATATATAACCATACGTTGTAAATAATAAATAAAATCAAACCATATATACAACCATTTAATATATTATTACATTTTTTTAAAAAACATATTAATAGTATCTTAGGTATTAATACAACCATTATCAACAATAATATTATATTGAATTTTACTTCTTTTACTATAAAAATAAGAATTCCAATACTGCTTGCGAATAGGACAAGAATACACCATATATATGGATTGATATTTACTAAATCTAACATGTAAAGAAAGCTCCATAATATAATCCAATTACTAAAATAAAGATCAGGACGTATCATAATAATATAATATATACTTTATTTATTTATAAAATTGGTTCTAAAATACAATATAATGTTTTAATGCTATCGCTGTAGTATGTTAAATAAGTATTATTTGATTCGTTGCTCGACCATCCGTAGATTTGGGAATCGCCAACCGCAATCCTATTTTTTATTATTTTTTTTATACCGCTATTAAAACTAGATATATATACGAGATCAGTTTCGATTTCATCACCACTAATGTCGAATGTTGTTAATCTAAACACCTGGATATTATTACTGCTTATTGTTTGGTTTGTAGTATAGTATTTAGATAAATTGACATTATAATAATATACAGGTGTCGAGGTAATAGGGTCTGTTACAGATTTTACTCTGAACCGAAACCCTACTTTACTTATTGTGTTCTTACCATATATATTTCCTTTAATAATTAAATTCCCGGTTGTATCTAATGTTAATTTATTATTAACGACCATGTTGTTTTTATTCAAAGTTAATACACTAGCACTGCTCGACTGTAAATCGATTATGTTATAATTATCGTTGTATTGATTAATTTTTAATCCAATGTTATTGTTAACGGAGATATCCATTTTTGCACTAGGATTAGTAACACCTACACCAATTAAACCGTCGTTCGTTACTTGCAATACCGTCTTGTTTGTACCTTGTAATTGCAATATAGGCTGGTTCCCCAGCTGGTTAATTATTACAGCAGGTCCCGTACCGTCGTTCGTGATAATTAATTGTTCTGTTGTCTGAGTATTCGTATCGATGATAGTTGTAGTGCCATTTACGGTCAAACTTTGGACAGTCAAAGAGCCGTCTACTTTCGTATTTCCGTTAATATGCAAGCTAGTAGATGGCATAGTCGTGCCTATCCCGACCCTATTATTAACACTGTCTACATACAAAGTATTGTTATCAAAATTGACATCTCCGTTACTTTGAATACAAAATCTTTCGCTATTATTTGTATAAAACCCAATTGTACCGGATGCAGGTTTGCCTATACCCGTCGTAGTATCATTTGACCAGCTGTAGGATATATTAGTACCGGTTCCTAAAAATTGTGAGTTTGTCAATATGTTACCAGATACATCTAAAGTGGCAGAAGGGTTTGTTTTACCGATACCAAGCCTGTTATTATTATTATCCCATGTAAAATTATTATTTTGTATTACAGCATTTGTGTCATTCCCAACTAATATTTGCCCACTAGTTAAACTAGTTGTTCCGGTGCCGCCTTGAGCTACATTTAATGTCCCTCTGTCGATGCTTGATGCATTTAATTGAGTCAAATTAGAACCTGAACCAATAAAATTAGTAGCTGTCAAAGTACTCGTATTGTTATTCCAAGATAAATTATTGGATTGTATAACTGTTCCTGTCCCATTGCCAACTAATAATTGCGTGCTGTTTAAATTAGCAGTTCCGGTACCACCTTGAGCTACATTTAATGTTCCTCTGTCGATATTCGATGCATTTAATTTAGTTAAACCAGACCCTATACCTATAATATTAGTAGCTGTCAAAGTACTCGTACTGTTATTCCAAGATAAATTTTCAGATTGTATAACTGCCTCTACTCCGTTACCAACTAATAATTGCGTGCTATTTAAATTAGCAGTACCGGTGCCGCCTTGAGCTACATTTAATGTTCCTAATGTAATTTTACTAGCATTTAACGACGTCAATCCGGTACCGGAACCAATAATATTAGTAGCTGTCAAAGTACTCGTACTGTTATTCCAAGATAAATTTGCAGATTGTATAACTGCATCTGTCCCATTACCAACTAATAATTGTTCACTAATTAAATTTTTTACTCCCGTGCCGCCATAATTTACAAATAACGTACCTGTTTTTGTATTAGAAACATTTAAATCATTAATAATATTTAGTAATACTTGAGACATATTAATTATATAATATATAATATATAATTAATATAAACAAAAATTTATATATTAAATTAGAATTAATATGTTAAGTAACGAACAAATAGATATTATTAATACAATTAAACAAAATAAAAATGTTATATGCGACGCCGTAGCTGGCTCTGGAAAAACAACAACCGTTTTAGAATTAGCAAAGGCATTACCGGATAAACTAATACTTCAAATAACATATAACAGCATGTTGAGGCATGAAGTAAAAGATAAAGCAAAAGATATAAAAAATATAAAAATTCATTCATATCACAGTTTATATGTAAATTACTATAACACGAATGCACACAGTGATCATATAATTAATAATATTATAGCTAATAATATCCCACCTACAAAAAAACTACCTGCATTTGATATTATAGTTATAGATGAAATGCAAGATATGACAATGTTATTTTTTTCAGCTATACAAAAATTTACAAATGATTTGCAAAAAGAAGTACAATATTTAATATTAGGTGATAAAAACCAGGCTGTATACGATTTTAAAGGCGCAGATAACAGATTTTTAACGTTAGCAAAAGATTTATATCCAAATTCAGTAGTATTGCCTCTGACGCAAAGTTTTCGTGTAACACGACCGATCGCAAATTTTGTTAATTATGTATTGTTAGGAGAATATAGAATAAAATCGTTGAAAAAAGGGTCGAATGTAAATTATTTAATTTGCAACACGTTTAAAATATATAAATTTTTAATGATAAAAATCAAAGAATTTTTAAATACTGGTTATAAACCAGATGATATATTTATTTTATGTCCTAGTTTTAAATCAAAAAAACTAAATCCGGTTAAATTACTTGAAAATGAATTAACTAAATCCAACATCCCGTGTCATGTCGCATCTGATAAAAAATTAGACGATCCTGTTATAAAAAATAAAGTTGTTTTCACAACTTTCCATCAATCAAAAGGCAGAGAAAGGAAAATTGTCATTGTTTATAATTTTGATAGCTCTTATTTTGATTTTTTTAATAAAACTGCTCCAAAAAATAAATGTCCGCCGTCTATTTATGTTGCTATTACGAGAGCATCCGAACATTTATTTTTATTAGAAGATATAAATTATTATCCGTTGCCGTTTTTAAAATGCAATTATTTAGAAATGACAGACACGAGGCTGATAAATATAAACTTTATTAATCATAATTTAAATAATAGTTGTAAAAAAGAATCAAATATACCCGAAATTTGGATAAATGATTTAGTTAAGTATATAAATGATAGTAAAATAAATGATATTAACAAGTATCTTGATTTAACATTTAACAAACCTACTGCTAAATTTAATAACAATGTTAATATTAAAACTAACAATGATATAAATAGTTTAGTAATTACATCGATAAGAGAATATAATAATTACAATAACATGACAATTTTTAATAAAACTGTGGATTATATAGAACAATATTTAGTGAATTATATAACAATGTTTGAAAAAATAGTAACCAAAATAGAAACAAACATGAATATATATAATTTTGTTGAATTAAAAAAAAACTGTTTAAAATTAAAATATTCATATTTATTTTGGTTTAATAAATTTATTCAAAAAATAAAATTTCCTTCAAATAATATTGATGAAAACTTGTATTTAACTAATTTTTATTTATCACTCGTTGATAATATATTTTTTAAATTAGTTCAAATTGAAAAATATAATTGGATTGACGAAAAACAAATAAATAAATGCATACAAAATATGGACAATAAAGTTATACAAAATTTAGAATATGAAAAAATAATTACTTATAATTATAATTCTAATAAATATTGCGAATTAAATATTATTGGAAGGATAAATGCATACAATGAAAATAATATTTATCAAATTATTAGTGCAGACAACATAACAAATGAACATTTGTTAGATTTAGTATGCAACGTATGGTTGTATACTAAAACTAAATCTAAATCTGAATCTGAATCTGAATCTGAATCTGAATCTGAATCCAGTAATTATTATATTTATAATATTGCAACGGACGAGTTAAGACAAATTATAAATTTGGATTATATAAATATTATTATGGAGTTATTGTTGGAAAATAAACTAGAAAAAAAATACAAAAATTCAGATTATGAATTCTTTAAAGATTGTTTAAATATAAAAACACAAATACAAACATTACAGCCAAATAATTATAAAAACAAATTTTTATTTATTGAATAAAATACGCGCCGTACAATGGCGTATAAATTAATAATAATAAAGTAATTTTATCATTAAAGTTATTAATATAATAATATAATAAATCAGATGTCATCTCTATAAATTGTAAATAATCCTTAAAATATGTATTATTTTGTTTTATATCTTTGTTAAAATTAATTTGTATTATAAATTTATGATAAAGGTTTACATAGTGTTCGATGTATTTAAATTGTTCTGGTATAGGTACCGAAAACGTATTGGTTTTATTGTTTAAATAATCATAAATATTATTTAAATCATTTATGAAATAATCAATTAATTCTTTATTTTTAATATGATTTTTTAAAATGTTAAATATTATTAAAATTTCTTCATAATTATATCTAAAATCTTTACATAAATAACCATAACTAGTAAAATATGATTTCAAATAATTTTCTTCCATTATATATTTATAATATATTTATAAATATATATTAAACATGACAATAAACATATTAGCACAATATTTTTTAGTATTGCAATTTGGAGGTACTAAATACAAATGGTCAACATTACAGCATAACGGAGTAATGTTCCCGCCTCTGCCTAAATATAACAAAATACCCTTGATCTATGATGGTAAAGAATATATATTAAATCCTTTGGCAGAGGAATTTCTAACCTATTATGTTAAATATTTAAATACCGATTATATTAAAAAACCACAATTTAAAAAAAATTTTTGGAAAGATTTTAAAAAAATATTAAAAAACGATAATATAAAAACACTAGACGCGTGTGATTTTAAATATTTCACGAGATACTTGGAAAACAAACCAAAAATAGAAAAAAATATAAGCGACGACGAGTCGTATAAATTTGCTTATATAGATGGTAAAAAAACGAGCGTCGGTAATTTTAGAGTAGAGCCTCCAGGAATATTTTTAGGCAGAGGCGATCATCCCAAGCTAGGCAAAATAAAATTTAGAATATACCCAGAAGACGTAATACTAAATTTAGATAAATCAACCCCGGTGCCGAAAACATTAGAAGGTCACAAATGGGGTAAAATAATTCACGACAGGAATGTCGAATGGTTGGCTAGTTGGAAAGATAACATATCTGGGAAATCGAAATATGTATGGCTGGGCAATGATTCAAATTTAAAAATGAAGATCGATATGGAAAAATTTGATTTAGCAAGAAAACTAAAAAAACAAATCAACGCCATTCGAAAAGAAAACGATATTAACTTGAGGTCGTCAGATAAAACTTTAAAACAATTGGCGACAGCACTGTATTTAATTGACACGTTAGCATTAAGAGTGGGCAATGAAAAATCAGAGGACGAATCGGATACCGTAGGTGTCACATCGCTGCGCGTCGAACATATCACAATACTAGACAATAATAAAATAAAATTAGATTTCTATGGTAAAGATTCTGTAAGATATGTAAAAGAATTGCAAGTTAATGAGATAATATATGCAAATATTAAAGAGTTTATGAAAAACAGAGACGACAACTTGTTCGATTTAATAAATTCGACCTCATTGAATAAATATTTACAAACCTTCATGACCGAGCTAACAGCCAAGGTGTTTCGAACATTTAATGCGAGTAACTTATTCAGCGAAGAATTGAATAAAATAACAGAAAAGTATGAGAAATATAACAAACCAGACAAAATCCAACTTTTATTGGATTTGTTTAACCAAGCCAATACCAAAGTGGCGTGTTTATGCAACCATCAAAAGAATGTTTCCAAGAATCATAACGATCAAATTAAGAAAATTGTCGATAGAATAGAAATATTAAAAGAGAAGCTAGAAGATTATAAAACACGCGGCAAAGACAATAGCAAAATTAAATTAATGATTGAAAAATTAAAAAGGAAAAAAACATTAAAAAAAGAGTTAAAAAATTTATCTTTAGGTACCTCAAAAATAAATTATATAGACCCGCGAATTACAATTAGTTTCTTGAAAAAACACGGACTTCCTATTGAAAAAATATTTACAAAAACATTAATACAAAAATTTAAATGGGCTTTTGATGTAGACGAAAATTGGAAATTTTAAAAGTCAATAAACTTTTCTTTGTTCATAAAATAATATGCAATTAACATTGCAGCAAGTATATTTGCGTATGAATGATTCTTCATCATTTCAGTAGGCTTGTTAAATAAAGTGTATGCGTGGCTTACAAATACTATAAAAATACCAATATAATAAGATACCAAATGGATATCCATAGTTTATATATATATATATTATATAATTATTTTAATAATTATATAATTATCAAGTTCTTAATAATGTAGGTATCGGGATCAACTCGTTTATAATATAAATATCTTTGTCGTGTTTCTCCGGAATACCGTTTTCAAAATAAATTTTTCCAACTGGATAATTCAATTGTAATTCATATACAACACCAGTGTCCGGATTATACCAATATTCCTTTACATCATCCGTGTTTTCTTTTACAATTGCTTTGATTTTATACACTTTTATATTTTTTTTTTCACTTTTTTTACTATTAGTCCCGTTGTCTAATTTTTTATCTTGGATAATATTATCTTTATACGCAGGGGCTATAAATTTATTATATAACGACGATTCATTAAATTTAAAACATTCGTATTTTTTTTCAATCATATTATGGTTTTTAAATAATTCGCAATCCACTGCAACCTCCCTAATAGTTTGTAAAAACGAATCTATTAGTTTATGTTTAGCTTGGGCTAATTTATATATTCTTTCGTCTGTCGTTTCGTCTTTGTTAGCTTTGGTCACATGGTAACGATATATATCGACAAATCTTTCTTCAATTGGGATATTTTTATGCGAGCACATTCTGACAGCACGACCAATTAATTGAATAATACGTACTTCGTTCCAGTATGGTTCCATTACATGAACTTGTTTTACATTCATTAAATTGATACCTTCTGTACCAGCAGATGAAATTAAAATAATTCTTATTTTAGAACCGTCTTTATTTCCTTTGTCATTAAATTCAATTAAGTTTTTTTTCCTTTGTTCTTTATCTATCATTCCAGTAAATTCCACATACCTAAAATAATCAATACCGTTGTTATTAAATTCAGTAAAACCAAAATATTTTAAATAAATTTTAAATATTTGCAACCCCTCCATAACAACAAAGCTTGAATATACAAGAGCAGGTCCTTTTGACCGCATCATATAAAATATTATAGCTGTCATTTTGCAAGAACAACTGTACAACGCTTTTAATAATTTACATTTATTTTTATGATTTTGCCAAAAATCAATAAACTTCATGGAATATTGTGTTTTAAATATTTCAATATCTTTATCTAATTCTTCTTTATTATATAATTGACTTAAATAATCATCAAATTTTTGTACGTACTCGTTAATTGCCGAGTTATACGCATTAATGCTTTTTTTCTTTTCTTTGTCTATATCTATATCTTTTTTATCTTTTATTTGAACATCTTGTTCCGATAGTCTAAATTTATTCGGGCGTGGTCTTCCTTCCCCGTCAAATTTATCTCCCATAAATGGGAAAACAAAATTACTAGCTTGTCGCGTGTATACGCTGTACACGCTTTTAGAGCTTTTGCTACTAAACCTTTTTTTATTTAAAGTATTTTCAATACCTTCAAAATAATTATAAATTTTATCTTGATAAGGGTCCATTTCAAGTAATTTATTTTTTTCATATTTTTTGGCATATAATCTTGGATCCGACCCTACATAATATGAAACCAGACCCATGATTCGACGTTGGAACATATTTTTGTTATCAGGGTTAAGCGTGTTTTGAGAAATATAAATTTCATTAAATTTAGTTTCCGTTTTTGGGAAAGTATCCGGTCTTAATAAATTAAAGCTCAATGCTAATTCATATGGGTTGTTTACTGTAGGAGTGCCACTTAATAATATTACTCTTGTTTGGTTGTTTTCTTTTTTTTCATATAATATATGCTCGTAAATAATATGCGCACGTTTTCCATACCCTGAAACTATATTATTATATACATTATTTATAAAATTATGCGCCTCGTCAATTATATATAAATTTTTTTTTGACACATCCGCTTCTTTAATAGCATTTAAAAATGATTTGTCGGCATTCGGTGCGTCATAATGAATAAATTTTATGTTCACCATCCTATCTTCTTTGTCGCTTGATGGTATCCAACTTTTTAATTCTGCCAACCAAGGTTCGTCGTGCAAAGCCGCTTTTATTAATATAAAAACATTCCATTGAGGTGTATAATTATAAAGTATATTATAAATATTAATAGCACTCGCTGTTTTCCCTGAACCGACGTCGTGGTATATCAACACATCTTTATAGGGGCTTCTATAATCAAAAAACGAACTTAAAAATTTTTGATGCAACCTTAATTGTTTTAAATTTTCCTTTGTACTATTATTTTTATTTATTTCTAAGCACGGGTCCTCTTTTGATTCATATATAATAGGCGGTAACTCATATTTTTTAAAATTATGCAATACCCATACTGGAAATAATCGTCCGTTTGTTTTTAAATCTATATAATTATTTTCATTAGACATATTATACTATATTATATTAATATAAATTAAATTTCAATATTTTCTGGGATTTGATCTAAATTAATTTGATTATATTTTAATAATGCCAACAAAGCACACTTCTGTTCTGCTTTCTTTTTTGAAATATCGGACGCCTCCGCTATTATTTCATTATTAAAATTTTTTACTCCCATTGTAAACGTCCTTTTATTTATAGGACCCTCAGATTTTATTTCTACATAAATAGGGTTTGACCATTTATTTTTGTGGTAAAAGATTAACAATTGGTTTTTATAATTTGTATCCTGATATAATATACCTGCGTAATCGATCTCTGTTTCCAAGATAATTGTTAAAAATTGCTTGCATGTTTCAAACCCCAAATCTAAATACAATGCACCTAAAAAAGCCTCAAACGCGTCTTCTAATAATTTATTTGAATTTCTACCATTGTTCTCTTCAATATGCTTTGATATTATTAAATATTGTTCAATGCCTAATCTTTTTGCGTACCTTGCTAGCGAATCTTTGTCTTCTATCTTTGTCTTCAGTTTTGTTAAAAAACCTTCGTCTTCGGTATCAAATCTTTGAAATAAATATCCCGAAAATATACATTTTATAACAGTATCGCCTAAAAATTCTAATCTTTCATTCGATTTATCAAATAAATTTAATGAATTTGGAACATTATTTGTTAATATAGAAGGGTCTGTATTGATGTACTCATTTTTTGTATATGATATGTGCGTCAATGCTTCCCTAAATAAACCGATATCTATAGGTACAATATTAATTTTAAATTTTTTAAACATTAATGTTACATCTTCTGTTTTAAGTAATATATTATCTGTATTATATGGTAATATTGTTTGATCATTATCAGACATATTCTTCAATGACATTTTATTATATATAATTTTTATTTTTTAAACAATTTATATATTTTAATTTCAATTTTTATATGTTTATAAATTAATTTAAAAGATTAATACATAAATCTTGTATTATTATAAATAATGATTATTCAATCTTTTATATTATGTATTGTTGCAATAATGTTATTGTTTTATAAGAAATTTAATAAGAGAGATTATAAAACAATTTCAGATAAACAACAAAAAGTTTTATATATTTCTAACATTATAAATTTTAGAAACTCTTTATTTGATTATTGTAATTCATTAGATTTATTAGATGTAAAATACGAAATTGAAAACAATGATTTAATATATATGGTCCGTCTATTGCAAATTAAAAATAAAATAGATAATTATTATAAACAAATTAATATCGAAGAAGAAGAAGACAATATTACAGACGACAAAGCAGACATGAATGCAGATTGCAATATTACAGATGATGACAATGACGATTGCAATATTACAGATGATGACGATGGCAATGACAATATTATAGACGACAATACAGATATGAATGCAGACATGAATGCAGACGAAGAAGAAGCAGACATGAATGCAGACATGAATGCAGACATGAATGCAGACGAAGAAGAAGCAGACATGAATGTAGACGAAGAAGAAGCAGATATGAATGCAGACGTTAAAGCAGATATACAAAAATAAAATTATAGAATACAGTTAGATTGTCCAAAGGAAACTCTAGAGTCAGCCCACGGGCTGACTGTACTATTCCATAATCCATCTAATAGATTTATTATTAATATAACCTGAAGTATTATTATAATTAATATTAGTAGGCATATTATCATTATTAGGATCGTAACTAAACGACATTTTCACACCTTTTTCTTTTCTTTTATATTGACGTAAAAATTTTTGACGAACAGGATCAACAGTATTACCATAACATTCTATTATAAATTCTTGGTATGGTGATTTATCTATTACTGTTAATTTATTATTTTCTAAATATTTGTTCCTTGTTTCTAATAAATTATAAATAAATATTTCAATATTCTTACAATTATTTTTATTATAAATATAATTATAATGATAATTAATAATACTATAATTTAACAACATAATAAAAGTCCCTAGTTTTATTAAATTAAACTCGTTTTTATTTTTTAAAGTTCCAAAAACTATTTTTTCAATTTTATTTTTATTCACATAAACTTCATGATAAGGTATGCATATATCATTATGACCATGAATTATTAAAAAAGGGGTATTATTATACTTGAAAATAAGTCGTTTATCCCAATATTGAAAAAATGGTACATATTCTTCTACTTTTAATACAGCATCTACTTGGTCTAACATGTTTTTTTGTGAGAAGTATTTTAAAACAATTGAATATATTAATTTAGCATCATTTTTAAAATTATCAGTGTATACAATCAAATCATCATCTAATATTATTTTATCACTTTTTGGATTTAAATAAAAACTAGGTAATAAAAATACAAGTGAATTAATATTTTTTATATTTAAAAATACATATTCCAATAGCTCTTTATTTATATCTTTATTACTTTTTATTTTTCCTTTTTCAAGTTGTAATGGATAATGTTTTAATATTTTATTAGCACGAAAAAATACTTTCTTCTCTTTTAATCTCCAATAACTGTTTATTGGGTCGTTATATTGTCTTAGAATATCAATTAATATAACAAAAGGATGTATATAATCAATACCATTTATGGTTTGCCTTTTTATATTATAAAAAATAGAAGATGGCATATAAGTTATATCACAAATTCCTGAAAAATTTACAAATATGGTGTACGTTTCTGGATGGACCGCTTCTGCTGCTCGAACAAATTTATATTTATTATTATTATTTAATATTTTACATAATTTTTCAATATCTTCTAGTGGCTTGGGTGAATAAAATTCTATATCTTTACACTCATTCTCATTGTAAATTTTATCATTTGGATCTTTATGTTTAATTAATTCATTCCACGCGGTACCTCCGTAAATTATTCTTTTATTTGATTTAACAAATTTTATTATATCATTTCTAATTGAAAAACATTCCTTATTTGTTGGTTCATAATTATTTAATTTAATTTCATTCACTTTTTCAATAATATTATCAAGTTCATTATTAATAGCATCTATATTTTTATCATCATATAATTTATATATTTCAATCATTATAAATTAAAAATAGAAAAAAATTATTAATTAATTAATAATTTTAAAAAATTTATTAACAACTATTTTATAAAATGAGCGATTGGTTCTAAAGTCGCGTGTTCTTATCACAAAAGTGATATCGAGTCTTCGTCGCGCCAAGATATAGTAATTCACTATTCAAATCTTACGAGTAATGGTCCAGTCGGAGCCAAATACCAATGATTCAATATATAAAAAACTCTGATTATACTAATTTTTGATAAATTAGTATAATTAAATAAAAAAATTTAATATCCAGTTATAGATTCGCAACTTGGCAATGGATCAATAACACAATTATAAAAATTTTCTAATTCTATGATACTTTTGGGTTTATTACCGGATGGCTCTAACACAAAATTAATAGCGATCCCCTTGCGACCATATCGTCCCGAGCGACCAATTCTGTGGATATAATTGTATTTATTATTTGGTAAATCATAATTAAATATCGTGGAAACACTGTGTACATCTATACCTCGTGCGATTAAATCTGTTGATATTAAAACTCTTGTGTTGCCCTTTCGAAATAATTCCATTATAGCATCTCTTTCTAATTGACTCATCGTACCATAAATACAAGAAACTGTAAAACCATTTTCTATCATTTTTTTATTTATATAATCAATCTTATCTTTCCTATTAACAAATATGATTGATTGTTGGATTGACATTGTACTATATATATCAATTAAACATGATAATTTATCTTCTTCGTTGTCTAAAACAACATAGTACTGCTTTATTCCCTCAAGTGCAAGATCTTCGTTCTTTACTAAAATCTTTATAGGGTCTACTGTGATTTTATTTATCAATTCTAGTACATCGGGAGGTAATGTTGCTGATACTACAACAGTTTGGTAAGTATTTGGATAATTTAAAAAATTAAAAATATCCTTTATTGTCACAATAAATTCATTTGAAGCGGACAATAGTTCGTCCGCCTCGTCTAAAACAATTAGTTTTGATTGTGATAAATTAAGGAATTTTCTACGTAATAAATCCAATAGTCTTCCTGGCGTAGCGATAACAATTTGTTCTTTATATTTATCAGCTGTACCATAACTAATATATCCACTCGCTTTTTCGACACCGGATACCTTTTCTTCCACGCGAAACTTGTTACTGCAACCTCTATGTAAAGCAATTGAAATCTGCGAGAAACATGCTAATTTACATAAAATATTATATGTTTGGATTGATAATTCTCTTGTCGGAGAAATAATTAATACTTGTAAATCTTTTAAATTTAAATCAACTTTTTCCAATGCTCCAATTGCAAAAACGCCGGTTTTCCCCGAACCAGCATATGCTTGTAAAATAATATCATTGCCATTTAATAATTGAATTAAGGACTGTTTTTGAATATCTGACGGTTTTTCCCATCCGTACGCATATATACCTCTAAGAGTATAATCTTTTAAGTTTATATTATCAAAACTGCTACAATATTGTTTTTCTTCCATTATATATTATATATAAAACATATATATAATACATGTTTTATTCCTTATATCATTTCATGTAAATATATAAATACATATATATATATATACACATGAAAAAAAACTTCAATTATGTTTATAAAATAATATTTATATTAGTATTTATATATACGACTATGTTTTATTATTATAATAATAAATTATGTTTATGTAATGAATATTTTGATCTAATTACACACGACAATAAAAATAAAAAACACGATATATTTATTATTTATTATGTATTTATAAATCCAATTAATAATTGGAAAGATATTATTATTGGTCAATTGAAAGACATTAAAGACAGTGGAATAATTTGTGATACTTTTCATAATATTAATTTAGAAATTATATTATCGAGTTATTCTATGGATAATATAAACGACGCAATTGTGATAATTAATGATTTTTTTAAAGATATTGCATTTAATAAATATAATATAATAACTATAAATGATAATTTATATGAATATCCCGGGATTTTACATTTATATACAAAAGGCGTAGAAAATCCAGACGCGTTGTTTATTTACTTCCATTCTAAAGGCATGTCGTTTCATAATAATGTAGGTCGTATAACTGATGAAATAAAATTAACAAGATATACGTTATTTTATTGGGAAAAAATAATTAATATTTTTAATGACAAAGAACATATTAATAAAATAACGTTTCCATGTAGTGTTGAAGGCTGGGGATGGTTTAATTTTTTTTGGGTTAGAGGATCGTATTTAAAAAATTGCAACAAACCTATAATAACGAACGATCGTTATTATTATGAATCCTGGTTAGGGTTAGAAATGAAAAACAGTTCATATAAAGATTGTTATAATTTTTTATCTCCTGACGTACCTTATTATAAGCCAGAAGAAGCTGCGCGATATTTGCATAAATTAGAAATAATTACTAAAACAAGCTAATATAATTATTAAGAAATACATTTATGTGGTTTATAAATAATATTACCATAGCCATTTAAATAACTTGGCAGAGTTGTATTATTTTTTAAATTTTTATTATTATTCCATATTTTAATTATAAATATATTATTTTTTTGATTGATACTGATACCATTAATATTATTATTAAATATTGTTTCGCTTACTAAATCAACAGACAATTTTTCCCAAAGTTCAAAAGCATGGTCTGAATTAACTAAAATAGACCACGCGCCGCCATTTTTATTATTATTATCTTCCCATATGGGTGTAACATTATCACGCATAAAATATAAATGTAAATTATTTAGTTCTTCAATTAAATTTATATTATTATAAATATCCCAAAAGTCTTTAATGGTATTGATAGTATAAATTTTTTTATAGCCCAATAATGTCCAATCATTTAAAATATGATGGTACCAAACATTCCAAGTATCGCCTAATTTTAAATCCATAAATATATATTTTTACTATATATATTTATATAGTAAAAAATTATGTTTAAGTCAAATAAATATTTTTTAAAAAAATTTATTAATTAATTTATAAATGGTGACAATATTGATTACAAAAGAAAAAATAATACTTTAGATGATATATATATAAAAAAATTGAAAATTGAATAATTAATAATAAAGAAATGAATAGTAATATACAAATAAAAAATTCGATAATTAATTAATTTAAAAATATACTGAATAATATATTATAATGAATCTTGAATTATACAACGAGGATACAAAATATATTAAGGAAATTGAATGTACTATTTTTGGTAATCAAGAAGTTAAAAAATATTCAGTAATAGGAAAAAAAGATGATTCAAATCCTATTATGTTTTGGGAAACATATGAAAACAATAACGAACCTAAAAAAAATGGCATTATTGATTTAAGATTAGGAACAACAAATAACAGCAAAGAATGCGCAACATGTGGTCAAAATTCAACTTTATGCCCTGGTCATTTTGGATACGTTGATTTTGTAGAACCTGTTTTACATTATGGTTGGAAAGATAATATTAAAACTATTTTAGGATGTGTATGTACGTGTTGCTCTAAATTATTAATTAATAAATCAGCTGCTGAAATGAAAAAATTACTACATAACAAACACGGCAAGGCTTGTTACGAAGAAATCAAACATATTACATCAAATGTGAATATTTGTCCAAACTGTAACTCACCAGTGCCAAAAATTAAAATGGAAATTAAAAATGGGGAAATTAAAATTTTAGCCGAATATAATAATAATAATGAAAACGAAGAGAATACCCAGATTATATCAAAAAAAGTAAAAGATAATATTTCTCCTGGTAGAATTTATGCCATATTTAGAAATATTAGCGACGAAGATTGTATATTATTGGGTTTAAATCCAAAAAGATCACGTCCAGAAGATATGATAATTGAAAAATTCCCAATCCCTCCTGTTCATATTAGACCTTCCGTCAAAATGGATATGTTAGTAAATGGATTTGCTGAAGATACATTAAATAATAAAATTGCGGATATTATTAAAGCAAATAATGCGCTGATGAGATACAAGGATATTAATAATATGACAAACGAAGAATTAAAATTTAAACGCGATTTTGCTCATGTTTTGCAATATAACGTAGCAGCTTATTTTGATAATGATAATAATTTACCAAAAACAGAAGTCAAATCATGCGGACGTTGTATTAAATCAATATCAGAAAGATTAAAAAGTAAATCTGGAAGAATTAGAAATAATTTAATGGGCAAGCGTGTTGATTTTTGTGCGCGTTCTGTTATTACATCAGATCCAAATTTAAACATCGATGAATTAGGCGTTCCTATTAAAATAGCTATGAATGTTACTTTTCCTGAGACCGTTACAACTAATAATATTGAGTTTTTATCAAAATTAGTTAAAAATGGGAGCAACGTGTTTCCGGGTGCAAATTATATTTTTTACAAGAGGAAAGATAGTAACAAACAATTTAGTATTGATTTACGGTACAGAAAAGAACCATTTGAATTAAATATTGGCGACATTGTTGAAAGACACATATTAGACGGCGATTATGTGCTTTTTAATCGTCAACCTACGCTGCATAAAATGTCGATGATGTGCCACAAAGTAAAAATTATTAACAATGATAAATTATCAACATTTAGAATCAACGTCACTTGTACAACGCCTTATAATGCTGATTTTGATGGCGACGAAATGAATATGTTTGTACCACAAAGTATTCAAACGCAAGTCGAACTGGCGGAAATAGCAGACGTTAAAAAACAAATTATTTCTCCTAGGTTCGCAGATCCAATTATTAGATTAAAACAAGATACACTATTAGGAAGTTACAAAATGACTGAAATAAAAAGAAATATTCATTGGAGAGATGCAATGAATCTTATAATGTACACATATAATACTAATGTTTATGATATTAAAAAAAAAAACATAGATAGTCATGAATTGTATTCATTAATTATTCCCGAAATGATTAATTATAAAGACAAAAAAATAGAAATAGTGAATGGCAAAATTAAGAGTGGCGTTCTGGATGGCTCTATTATCAATAAAAAAATCATTACATTCTCTTGGGATAGATATGGTGACGAAATTACAAAAGATTTTATTGATAATACACAACGATTAGTAACAAACTGGTTAATGATGGCAGGGTTCACTGTTGGGTTAAAAGACGCGATGCCCTCCAAAGAATTATTAGAAAAAAGTTCGACATTTATGGAAAAAATAAAACTAAATGCAGAATACGAGATTACAAAGATAGAGAATAATCCAGACATGCTAGAACATTCTATCTTTGAAGATATGATTACTAAAAAACTAAGCAAACGTAGCGATATTGGTGTTCAAGCGTCTGAAGCTTGCGATAGTACAAATAATTTTTATACTATTATTATTTCTGACGCGAAAGGTACTAAAGATAATTTAGGTCAAATATTATGCGGTAACACTCAAGATCTATTGAAACTACAGCGTCTCCCTAAACATGTGAACGGCAGAACAATGCCTCATTATTTCCAAAATGACGACAGAGCCGATGCTAGAGGTTTTATTACTAATTCATTCTATAGTGGCTTCACGCCTACTGAATTTTGGTTCCATAGCATGACCGGCAGAGAAGGTTTGATTTCGACAGCGATTAAAACTGGAGAGACTGGATACATTCAAAGGAAATTAATTAAAGGTATGGAAGATTTAATTGTTTGTTATGACAATACTGTCAGAACCAGTAATAACATTATAGTTCAAACATTATACGGCGGTAGTCAAATTAATCAATCTATGCAAAAAATGGTTAAATTACATATATTAGCCATGGACAATAATAGTATATTTGATAAATTCTGCTTCAATAACGATGAGCTTAAGAAATATAAAATTGATACAGAAAAAAATAATAAAATATACAAATTATTAATCGAATTAAGAGATTTCATTAGAATCGCTCAAATGAAAGTAATGAACGATTATATTTCATTAAGGGAATTGTATTTCCAGCCTGTTAATTACGATAGAATTATACAAGAAGCAAGAAATTATATCAGTAAGAATGAGGAAAAAATAACATTTGAATATATTGTTGAAAAAATAGAATTTTTATTAGACCATGATAATACACCATTAGTGTGTATTAGTGATAAAGCCAAGTTCCCTAACAAATTAAATGATGAAAAATCAGCAAAAATATTGTTTAAATTAGCATTATATGAATATTTTACACCTAAAAGATGTATTGTAGAATATAAATTTAATAAAGAGCAATTTGATACAATTATTGATGAAATTATTAGAACATTTAAAAATGCAGTTATACATCCCGGCGAAATGGTTGGTATTGTGACTGCCCAAAGTATGGGAGAACCTTTGACACAGATGACGCTTAACATGTTCCATAAGACAGGTGGCGGTTCGGCTGGGTTGCAAGGCGTACCGCGTATGATTGAATTACTGTCATACAGTAAAAATATTCAAATGCCATACATGTATATCTATCTAAAACCCGAATTTAATCAAGACAAGCTGATAGCTCAAAAGATTGTATCACACTTGAAGTATACCATTATTAAAGATTTAATTAAACAAATCGATATTATATATGATCCAAATGTATCATCCAATGATAGTTACACGGTATTGGATAACGTAGATGTTAATAGTACATTTTTTATTAAACAAACTAACAAAAATATTGGACAATTGCCGTGGTTGTTCCGTATGACATTATTAAAAGAAGGTATGTTAGAAAACGATATCGATATGTTGGACATTAAAACAAGCTTTATTAATTATTGGGAAGAAAACTATAGTGAAATAAATGGGTTAAAGAAAAATATTAAAGATTTGATTACAAAAGTAAATTCTGTATGCATATTAACTAACAACAGTAACTCTAAAGAACCAATTGTTCATATCAGATTTGATTTTAATAATATTGATAAAAAAAATTTATTAGATTATTATGAAATAATACTTAATAGATTCAATCTTAAAGGTTCTGAAAATATTACACGCAACAGTGACATTAATCAGGATAATATGGTAGATTTTGATAAAGAAACAGGGAAGTACGAAATAAAAAAAGAATACGTCATATATTGTAATGGTATTGACTTGGGTATGATCAAAAATATATCTGCTATTGATATGAAACGTACTATTATTAATGATTTATATACTGTATATAAACATTTTGGGATTGAAGCAACTAGATCATTGTTAATTCGAGAAATGAATAATGTTTTTAGTTCGACGCCTGTGAGCTATCACCATTTATCTTTGCTAGCCGATGTTATGACTGCTACAGGCGGTATTACATCTATCAACAGACATGGTATTAATAAATTAGACACAGACCCGTTTTCCAGAGCTTCATTAGAAGTACCCGTCGAGCAGTTCTTAAAAGCCGCATTGTTTAATGAGATTGATAAAATGAACAGCGTATCGTCTCAGATTATGGTTGGCAGAGCATTTAAAGGCGGTACTGGATTGTGTGAAATTGTATTAGACGATGACTTACTGGATAACACTGAATTCAGCGACGTTAAAGACAATAAGAAATATAACAAGTATATTGAATTAGAATCAAATTCTTTAATGGATGATATTTTTAATCGTACTGACATTGATGACATTTATCTGCCCAATATGTAATTATAATTATTTTAAAAAATTGAAATTAAAACTTTTTAAAGAATGAAATATTTTATATATTATAAAAAATATGATAAGCAATACGGCTAGCAATGCGTCTAGCAATGCGTCTAGCAATGCGTCTAGCAATGCGACAAGCAATGCGACAAGCAATACGTCAAGTAATATTTCTTGCAACTTGGTAGATATCAAAAAGGATGATAGCAACACGCTAATTGATTTTTTTGATGGTATTACATTGTTATACATTGGCTAGTACGTCAAATATGTAATTATAATATATATACATAATTATGTATATATATTATTTTTTTGTCCCGTCTGTTATAAAAAAATTGAAATTAAAACATTTAAAGAAAGAAGAATTAATATATTATAAAAAACAAATTAGTATAATGTCTGACGCAATGCCTTTCAAATTAGAAGAAGTTATCAAACGTATTGATGAAATTATCATTGCTCCGCCAAAGAAGAATGATGTTGTTAGCAATCAGTTAATTTCTTTTCCAAAATTAGATGGTAGAATGTTAGATTTTCAAACCCCTTTTATTAAAATGACTCACGGAAGGTTCCCCCAAAAAGGTAATCCACTTTATGAAACATTTTTACAGAGAGCTAATTCTATCAGCATCCCTATTCAAAAAGGCGATAAACTAGAAGAATTACTAACTAAATTACAAAAAAAAGTAGAAAATACGGACGAATTAGTTCCAGAAGATATGAAGGGTAAGATTGAATTACAAGATTTTGTTCGTGAATATGAAAATATTAAAAGAAATGTAACAGAACTTAGCATGAGAGCAAGATTATCTCTTGATATTACTGATATGAAGAACGAAAAATATGTAATAAAAACATCGGTTTGGAAGAAAGATGGCAAGACTATAAAAGAAGTCCCGATTCAAACTGTAGAAGATGTAGAAAAAGAGATCAGACACAATTCTGATGTTCAATTCATTATTAGACTTAATAAATTATACATCAGTACTAAAAACGAAGGTTCTAAAAAAGAACCTAAATATAAAATGGGCGTGACATTTAAAATCATGTCTGCACAAGTTATTGGAGGTGAGACTACAAATAATGTAAATTATAAGAATAATTATACCTTTAGTACGGACGGCGACGATGAAGTTGAAATTGATAATAAAGATACACCAGTTATCAATACAGATAACCTTGATGATATTGACGAAGACGAAGAAGAAGAAGATTAGAAACATCCTATTGAAAATTTAAATTTATTTTATGATAAACAATTTTAAATTTAGAATTAATTGTTTAGAATTATTGTAAATGGTTTTTGATGTATATTATCGGACGAAACGGTGGATGAAGAAGTTATCTGTGACTTTTTTAGGTTATTTTTCTTATTTGATAATATCATATCTTCGTTTATTTTTTGGAAATTATTAATTACATAATTAATAACTTCGTTTTTAATACTCCATTTAAAAAAATTTAATTGTCCTATTGTTGTTATTACACATTTATTTTCTTCATAATAAAAAGGTATTCGCCTTTTCCTACAAAAAGGGTCGAACATCTTCTTTTTGTAACCTTTTAATTGTGATTTATAATCAAGATAAACATTAAAATAAGTGCCGTTATTTAATTGATATACTACGTTGTATTTTTTGGCATAATTAGTAACAAACCAATCCAAAACGCGTATTGATAAACTAGAGCACCCTGATATTATTGGTAATATAACATAAATGTTATCATTCTCTTTATAAAAATTATACAGTGTTGGTAATATTATCTCTTTTTTGTCTTTTATCTTTTCATTATTTTCAATATCAATTATTATATAATTATTCATTATAAATGTTAATATAACAAGCCTTTAAGTTCTAATATAATTATCAATATAACATTATTAATAAAAATTGAAATTACTACTTATTGAAATAAAAAGATTTAAAGATTAATAAATAAAAAGTAACAAGCACTCCAGTATGTCATCAATCACCGATAACATTAGCAAATTAGACGAAGTAATCAAAAATCTAGAAACTGACCTCAAAACAGTAAAGGGTTTAGCTAAAGAAATTAAAAAAAATTACAATGCTGATTTAAAAAAGAACGGTACAAAAAAAACAAAAAAAACAGAATCAAATGGAGACAAAAAAATGTATGGTATTACCGAACCAAAGGTATTACCGCCCAATGTTTATGAATTTATTAAATACGCATTGACTAATAAGAAATTAGCTGAAGATTTTATAAATAATAATAATGATATCTTTGAAGATTTTACAAAAGATACTCTAGTAGCAAGAACTAAAGTTAATTCAATTATCCATAATTATATCAAGACGAATAATTTATATGTTGATGAAGTAAATAAACGTTCCGAGTATGCTCCTGATGAAAAACTAAAAGAACTCTTTGAAATGAAAGACAAAGAAGATTTAAACCTTAAGAATATTCAAAGATTCTTAAAAAGAGCATATGATAAGTTTAAATCAGATGATCCAAAAAAAAATAATAAAAAGCAAAAGAAGGAAGAATCTGACGATGAAGTCGAGGAAGTGGTAGTTGAAGAAGACGAAACCGAAAATGATTCAGATTAGATTTAGATGCGACAATTTAGCAGATATTTCATAATTTAATTTTTTTATATCATAATTTGAATACAAAAAATCATTAAAATAACTTATTAATTTTTTGATAACATATTTTTTTACTTTATTTTTATTAAATAAATATTTTAAAGCTTCTTCTATATCTTCTATTAAAACATATTTTATTACATAATATGGTATTACATTTGTATAATGACAAACATTAAATAAATCATTTAATGTTTTAACATTATTATGATTTAAAATGATGTCATGTATTTTTTTAGAATATGTAATTTCTTTACAAAGCAATAATTTAAAATCTTGCGCCGAATTTGTAATCTCCGAATAATAATAGGTATGTAATATTATAGCCATGGACTCGGTTATGGCTTCGTTTAATAACAAACTATTACATGGTGTTTTTATTGGTAATAGATCATCTATCCAATCTGTAGTATTACAATCTAAATCATAATAATGCAATAGCTCGTGTATCAACACTTTTAATAACTCCTCCGATCTAAAAATTTGCACCCATCTGTTATATTTAGAGCAAGCCCCGCTATTTATTTCATTTCTAGTTAGAACTTGACCTTTATGTTTAATAATTTTATTAAAAGGTGTTAAAAAAATAAACAAATCCAGTTTTTTTGGTTTTGAATATTTGGAGATCCAATTAACTATATTAAAAATGTGTCGCTGTTGAGTAAATTCGCAATCGCTGACAATATATACAGTCGTGTATTTATTTAATTTATACACTGCTATATTATTAATATTCTGTTCAGTCCAAAGAACACAATCTAACGGTACGAAGGCGTTTTGATAAAGGCTTTTTAAAACAAGCCTTTGATTTTTATTGTCTGGTAAATCATTAATATCGTATAACGTATCTATACAATATTTTTTTGGATTTTTTGAGACAATTTCTTCAATATTATCAGTTAAATTAAACTTTTCTTTTAGCATTCGTTTATAAAAAGAAGTTTGTAAATCCATATATAAAACTAATAAATATTATTTTTTAGAAATATGTTTTTAGTTTTATATTAAAATCATCATCTTTGTTTAACAACATATATATATATAATTTGCCTTTTTCTTTTATTTCGTTATTGACATACGGTAACCCGTAATTGTCTAAAACCATCTCTAATTTATCTCCATCAAATTTATATTCTGACAATGGATTATTTGATATTAATGTTATGTTTTCGTTATTAAAATACATTATTTTTTTTTTAAATCCATTAAATATTTCATATAACGTGATTGGTAAAAATAATAATAAATCATATTCATTCACTCTTTGAATAAAATTGTGTTTTTTACATTTTAATTTTACGACTACGTCGCCATAAGAATATTTGTTATTTTGATTTTTTATTTGATCGCCTTCGTTAAAAAAAATATATTTAT